GACGCCGGCCAGGACAAGGCGGCCGGCTCCAAGCCCGCCGCCGCGAAGGGCGGCCGCCCGGCCGCCTCCAAGAGCTGAGGAGTACGGCCATGGTGTCTCTGATCCTGTTCATCGTCGCCGCGGTGCTGTTCGTGCTCGCCGCGTTCGTCGCGTTCGGCGCGACGGGCCGCACCGTGCGGGTCAACTTCGTGGCGCTGGGGCTGGCGCTGTGCGCGGCCGCGTGGGCGCTGCAGGCCGCCGGAGTCGCCTAGCCCTGACCAGCGGTAACGCCGGAGCACTTCCCATTTCCCGACCGCAACTGAGGCGTTATGCCCGGTTTCGGTCTCGTGTGGACGGAGGGTTGCGGTGACCGATCCGCTGCCGGTCGCGCCGGAGTACGTGCCCCTGGCGAGCGCGGAGGACTTCAAGGAGGGCCCCTTCAAGTTCCTCGCCCAAGGCGCCGCGCCGACGTTCCTGGAGCGGCAGATGGTGCGGGCCTCCCGCGCGGTCGAATCGCGCTGCACCCGCCGCTTCGTCCCGTTCACCGGCATCACCCAGTCCGAGGTCGCAGAGGGCATCGCCGGGGACGACGTCGGCGGCGGCGGGATCCCGATGAGCATGTTGGACACCCTCGCCATGTCCAAGGCGCAGGCGATGGGCGGCGGCAACGCGCAGGTGCGGGATTTCTGGCTGGATGAGATCCCGCCCCGCAACCCGGAGCTGTGGACCTACTCCGACGTGACGGTCACCGTGACCGGCCCGTTCGGGTCGCAGCCGGTCGCCGTGGCGGCCCCGCAGGGCCCCTCCAAGGACACCGGGCACGTCCGGCTGCCCTACGGCACGTACTGCCCGGTGGGGTCCGGCGTCGTGCTCACCTACTCCGGCGGCTACACGGTCGCGATCCCCGAAGACCTCAACCAGGCCTGCCTGTTCACCGCGGCCCGGCTGCTCATCCTGCAAGTCGCGCCGGAACGCCGCGGCAACCTCACCACCCACGACCTGGATGAGGCCATCACCGACCTGCTCGCGCCGTGGGCGCGGGCCTGACCGGAGAAGGGGGCGGGCGGTCGTGAAGATGGAGATGGGCATGGAGGGCGCCACCGCCGTGGAGGCGATGCTGTCCGGGCTGGGGGAGGGCGCGCTGCGCGTCTACGAGGTCGGATTCCCCGCCATCCATGAGGACTTCCAAGCGATCGAGGCTCGCCGGTTCGGCGCGGAGGGCCCCGGCTGGGCGCCCCTGCGGCCGTCCACGATCGAGATCAAGCGCCGCCGCCGCTACCCGCAGCCGGAGTCGATCCTGTACGGCACCGGGAAGCTGATGTTCTCCCTCACCGGCCACACCGAACACACCGTGTTCGACGTCGGCCCGGAGGAGATCACGATGGGTACGACGCTGCCCTACGCCATGTACCACCAGGTCGGGCCGCGCACCATCCGCGTGTTCGGGCGCGGCACCGCCACGCTGCCGCAACGCAAGGTCATCGACATCACCGCGGCCGACCGGGCGCGGTGGGCCGCGATCCTGCAGTCGTGCCTGATGGGGCGGGCCGGTGCCGCGGCGGCCGTCTCCACGGCGATGCTGTGACCGGCCCCGTCTATGAGCCGATCCCGCCGGGGTCGCCGTCGCCGTTGGGGCCGTTCGTCGGGCCCCCGCAGGTCCGCGGCGCCGTGCTGCGCACCCTCGCGCGGTGGGGGCCGTTCTACGTCGCGGAGGCCGCCCGGCAGACCGGGCTCGAGCTCCCCGGCTTCAACGACTGGGTCAATGAGCCGATGGAGTCCCCGGAGACCGTCGGGGAGGCCCCCCGCTACGTCGTGGCGGTGCCCGGCACGTTCGGGCTGCCCGAACGGCACGGCAACGGCATGGTGCGGGCCGCCTGGGATGTGCAGATCGCCTGCTGGATGTGGGGCCAGCACTACCAGGAGACCCAGGACCGGCTCACCACGTACGCGGTCGCGTTGCGGCAGCTGATGATTCAGCAGCCCTCGCTGGGCGGGTTCGCCGAAGCCACCACGTGGCGCGCGGAGCGCTACGCGGAGGTGGCCGCCGCGTCCTACCGGACGTGGGGGCAGGCCAACCTGCAGTTCGCCGTCACCGTGCGCGAGGTCGTCAACGCGTTCGCCGGGCCCCGGGACGTCCCCGACGACCCGACCCGGCCGCCGGTCCCGGATCCCCCGGTCACCGGAACCCGTATCGAGGTCCGGGCGCAACCGCCCGCATAGCCAAGGAGGGATCGTCCGTGCGCGTCACGAACGGCACCAACCACGACGTCGACTTGGACAACGGGCGGATCCTGCCGGCCGGCGGCCGCCCCGTGGACGTCCAGGAGACCGACTACATCAAGGAGCTGCTGGACGCCGGGCTGCTCCGCGACGCCAGCGAACAGCACGCCCCCGCCACCGACAACGCCGCGCAGATCGCCGCCGCCGCCGACCACCCCGCCCCGCCCCCCACGGTGGTGGCGCCCGGGATCGTGGAGGTGGCGCCGGTACCCGACATCGCCCCCGCCGACGCGGAGGACGACGCGGAGGACGACGCGGCCGCGGAACCGCCGCAGCCCTCGCCCGCCCCGCCCTCGCCCGCCCCGGCCGCGAGCAGCTCCCCCGCCCCGGCCCCCGCCACGTCCGCCAACCCGGCCACCGCCGCCAACCCGCAGGAGAGCTGACCCATGACCGCCCCCGGCATCACCGTCTCCACCCTGAACACCCCGCCGCCGGTCACGGTCGACTCCCCGACCGCCGCCTGGTTCGTCACCGGCATCTGCTCGCGCGGCCCGATCGGCCAGGCCATCCCCGTGCGGTCGATGGCCGACTACCAGCTCAAGTGCGGCGGCCGCTCCGGCGGCGCCTCGCTCTACGACGCCCTGGACCTGTTCTTCCGCGACGGCGGCACCCTCGCCTGGGTGTCCCGGGTCGCGGGGACGGCCGCCCTGCCCGGCACCCTCGCCCTCAAGGACGGCGCCACCACCCCGCTCACCACCCTCAACGTCACCGCCAACTCCCCCGGCGTGTGGGGCAACGGCGTCACCGTGCAGGTGCTCGCCGGGACCGCCCTCAACTCCAGGATCCTGGTGATCGCCCTCAACGGGGTCGCCGTCGAACAGTCCCCGCCGCTGTTCTCCCCCGCCGACGCCGTGGCCTGGTCCGCCCAGTCCAACTACGTCACCATCACCGACGCCGGATCCACGACCGCCGCCCCGAACAACCTGCCCGCGGTCGCCGCGGCCGCCCCGCTCGCCGGCGGCGCCGACGACGCCGCCTCCATCACCGAAGCCACCTGGACCGCGGCCCTGACCGCGTTCCCGTCCGACCTGGGGCCCGGCCAGCTGTCCGCGCCCGGCCGCACCACCGACGCCGCCCACGTGGCGCTGCTCGCCGCCGCCACCGCCACCAACCGCACCGCCCTCATGGACGCCCTGGACACCGGGAACGCCGCCACCCTGATCTCCGCCGCGGCCGCCGCGATCGTCGGCGGCGACGCCTCCCGCGGCGCCCTGTTCGCCGGATGGGTCACCATCCCCGGCGCGCAGTCCGCGGGCAGCTCCCTCCCGGCGCCGAACCGGTCCGCCCCGCCGTCCGCGCTCGCCGCCGCGAAGATCGCCGCCGCGGACATCAAGTACCAGCACCCGAACGTGGCCGCCGCCGGGCCCCAGGACGGCGCGAGCAGCTACGCACTGGGGGTGTCGCAGACCTTCACCGACGCCGACCGCGGCAGCCTCAACGCCGCCGGCGTCAACGTCATCCGGTCGATCTCCGCGGTGGTGCAGGTCTACGGGTTCCGCTCCCTGTCGACCGACCAGCAGTGGGTGCAGCTGGGCTGGTGCCGGCTGCGCATGGCGATCCAGGACGAAGGGCAGACCATCGCCGCCGCCGTCGCCGAATTCGCCACCATCGACGCCAAGGGCCACCTGCTGGGCCAGCTCAACGGCCACCTGCAGGGCATGCTCCAGAAGTACTGGCAACTGGGCGCGCTCTACGGCGCCAACGCCACCGACAGCTTCGCCGTCGACACCAGCGCCGCCGTCAACACCATCGCGACTGCGCAGGCCGGGCTGGTCGTCGCCGTCATCAGCATCAAGCGCTCCAGCTTCGCCGAGTTCACCCAAATCAATATCGTCAACGTGCCGCTCGCTCAGGCGCTCTGACCTGGTGTTTTCCACTATGTCGGAAGTATCGTCCGGTATGATCGGACGATGCCCGGTCGTCACGCCCCCGCCCCCGTCCGGTTCGCCGAGAAGCTCGAGCCGACCGCCCCTGGCGGCTGCCTCATGTGGACCGCGTGCACCAACGAATACGGCTACGGCGTGTTCCACTTACGGAAGGGCGGGAGCATCCAGGCGCACATCTACGCCTGGATGCTCGCCCACGACGGCGCCCGCCCGCCGGCGGGGATGACCCTGGACCATTCCTGCCACGACCCGAAGGCCTGCCCCGGCGGACGCACCTGCCCGCACCGCCGGTGCTGCGAGCCGACACACCTGGTCGTCAAGACTCGCGGCGCCAACGCGCTCGCCGGCAACAGTCAAGCCGCGCTGAACAAGGCCAAGACCCGCTGTCCGGCCAAGCACCCGTACGACGACGTGAACACCGGTTACTCAGGCGGTCGGCGCCACTGCCGGACCTGCAAGCGAGAACGGGCCCAGGCCAAGAGGCTCGGCATCACGCTGGCCGAGCTGCGGGAGCGCTACGCCTCCGCGGCCTAACTTCCCTGGCACCCCACCAGCCCCCGGCCGATCTGCCCTGGCCGGGGGCTTTCTGATGCCCGGCCCCGGCGGCGCGGGCCCGAACCGGAGGTATCGGACAATTAGCACCGAACAGCAATTCCTGATCACCGCGAAGGTCGGCGACCGCGACCTGGGGATCTGGGACAAGATGACCGGCGGCGACGTCACGGTGGCCGCGGCCAAGCACCGCGCGGGCGGTATGGGGCCGGAGAAGTCTTACCGGACCATGCCGACCTACGCCGACGTGGTGATCACGCGCGCGCTCGAGCGGGAACGGGACTGGGAGCAGCTGCGGTGGCTGCAGGACCGCGCCGGTACGCAGCGGATGACGGTGAACAAGCAGCCCCTGGACGACGACGGGAACGCCTGGGGGACCCCCATGGTGTACGCGGG